ACGCGGTTCAATCCTAAGCTGACCAGAGCGGTACATATCTTCCCGCAGCTTGCCATCGCCCAAGTTCTTTAATAACGCAATAGCGTCGATATACATCTTCTGGTACAGGGCCACCATATCCGGCTCGCCCTTAATAAAGCGTATGGCCTCGACCAAGGCGCCGTTAAGCAGTGCAGAGTCAAACTCGTCGCCCAACCAAGTAGTACCGGCAGTGACAATAGACTCAGGGTAGTACCCGTAATGCAGCTCAACCTCGTAGCTAGCGTCCGGTGTCGGACCTACAATAAACGCCGAGTCGTCAAAGACTCCGTAGTGCTTGGGTGCGCCAGTATCCGTTGGGCCGGGATACGCTTCTCGTATGAAGTTAACGTCTTTGTTCAGCAAGTAGGTGTAGTTGCCGTCACCGTCAATAACCGCCAAAGAGAAGGGGTATAAGAAGTCCGTAGGATACACCAAATACTTGTTACCAGAGGTCAGGTTGCCCGTCTGGTTTTTACGCAACGCAGGAATCTGAACAGTGTTATATATCTTCTGCTCAGCCTGATCGGTAAACATAGCTAGCTGGTCGTCCGTAAACGACTGCTCGCAAATGTCCTCTATGTTGGTTTTAAGCTCGGTGTAATTCACCTGCTACTCCTTAAGCCATCGGGCCTCGGGCCATAGTACCTTTAGTGGCCGCACCTGTGCCGCGCATCTTAACACCGCTAGTCTTCATGTCTTTGGGCGGCTGGTTGCAGCAGTCAGCAACGCTGTACTTTACTGGCTCATTCGGATGCTCGATGATCTTCGGAACCTTTACGTTTGATCGTGACTTCATTTTCATTTCTGTCTCCTAGCTCGTAGTTACTGTTACTGTGCCTACGGCGCCTCTGCCTTCTAAATTGTCTGGCGTAAGTCCAAAAGGATCGTTTAGCCCTACTGGGTCCCATCCCCATTGAATATCCCTACTAACTACTAATTCAGCGGAATCTGGTCTAGGGTCCCGTATGGCTTGTGGGTCGTCTACCGGGAACTCACCTAACCTGTTTTGTGGTTGATCTGGGTTCCAACACTCAGGGCATGCCTTGATGTTGGTCCGGTTATCCTTTCGTACTAACTCTTTGAGTTCTCTAAGTTTATACTGAAACCCGCAAACATCACAGATGGCTAGTGCATTTTGTCCAGACGCATACTTGTGTCCCATAGTTACCTCACACTAGCAATGCGGGGCACCAAACTAAGCGACGCCTTTTCTCTGTCCTCACCTGCCGCTAGCTCAAACTGCCTCTCGTACTCTGTCTGTAGCATAGGAATACGGGGCATCAGTTCGGGGTCTTTTTGCGCTATGTAATACGCAAGCCCTGCAACGAGGCAGGGCAAGAAACGGAAGTTAACATCGGCGGTCTGTATACCGCTTCCCGCATCCTCAATACGGCGCATGCGCCAGTACTTCAAAATATAGGTGCTCGACGCATCTGGCACAGGCCATACAGTTACCGAAGGGTTAGCTTGCCCACGGTCTACATAAAGCTGTATAGGGCGCCCTTCAGAGAGTTTGTTGGGGATGCTAGCGTAGGTGGAGACGCTGATTCGTGTGATGTTCAGGTCAGACTGGGTAGTGACGTTGCCATCGCCTGTACGAACCACGTGCTCAAGTAAATCTATAGTGTCGGCTGGAAGATCGTAAGTGGCTGTTCCATCTACTAAATTTACGCTGCCTTCTTCGATGGTCCACATGTTGATGCCACGGTTCTGCCACTCAATAGTCAGCAGGTTCATGGAGCGACGAGCTGTACGCAGGTCATAACCAGAACGCATCTCACGACCGGCACGCTCCCACGCTTCTTCCGCAATCTCGGTGAAGTCCATGTTGAACGCTGTAGTGCCAGAGGTCGCCATTATTTCTTCTTCCTTTTCAAAGGTTTAACCCTTTTGGGTTTGCCCGCCGGTTGCCCTAGACGCTTCTTTTGCGCTACGCGGGACTTCTTTTCCGCCGCTGTCATCTCACCAGAGGTCTTAGGCGTTTTGCTGGAGACACGTTTTGTCGGCCTACAGTACGGGGTTCCCCGCTTCTCGCCCTCTTTGCGGCCACAGGCTTTGCCCGTGCGGACATCTTTCCAGTCCTCTTTAAACCACCGCTTTAGGGCTTTGCCCTTCTCTGTCTTACGAACGGCCACTGGACTTATTGCCCCAGTTCTTAGCACCGACTTTACGGCACTTGGCTATCGCACCAGAAGCGTAGGCGGAGGGAAAGACTTTATAGCGCGCCTTTACCTTGCGGTAGCACTCGTCCTTCACCGTACCGCCCTTTTTGAAAGCAATGGGCTTCATTTTGCCCATGCCTCGGCACTTCATCATACCATGCGGCCTTTAGTGTGGCCCTTCTTACAGATGCCATCACCGCGAACACAGCCGCCGGCTTTGTAACCTTTAACCTTGCCGCCCATGGCCATTTTGCCTACACCGTCAGCCGCGTAGAATGGGACTTTCTCTCCGTCCTTCTCGACCATTTTCAGTGAGCCACCAGCTTTGTAGCCTTTACCAGCAGACATTGCCATGCCGCCCTTCGCCATTCTCTTAGTTCCGCAACCAGCCATACCGCCACTCCTGAACTTACGGCCTTCATCGGCCTTCACATAGTCTTTACCCACGCTCTGTGGGATTCCTACCTTCTTGGCAAACTTGGGGTTATTCGCCACCGCTGCCATCAGGTTGTGCTGCTTCTTGCTCTTGCTCGGCATTTTTACCGCCTTTGATGCTAATTAAGGTAGGCTTTGATTCGCCCGTCTCTTCCTCGTGGAAGCCTTGTAGCAAGTATGCAAATTCTAAAACTTCGTCTGGTGACCAACGGCCTTTAGAGTACTTCAGTATGGAAAGCGCTACGTCTACCATTGAGTACCCTAAGTCGTTCATATCACTACCATTTTACCTTGTCGGCCCAGTAAGCTGCGCTCATTTTGCCCTTGGCAATGTTCTTGCCATGTCGAGATTTAAACGATTTGCGCTTGGCCTTCATCTTAGCAGACTCGCCCTTCTTGGGTTTGCCCGCCGTGGACGCGCCTTGTTCGCCAAAGCGAATTACCTTCTCCTTCCCGCCCTCACAGGCTTTCACCACATGAGACTTTTTAGGGTGAGAAGGCGTACGCTTTGGCTTATTACAAGCCATTTTCGATTTGTCTACTCGACTAGCCATTAGCTGTAGAACACCGTCATCGCAGTGATGTTGGTCATCAACGTGATGGTTACGTCAGTAGCACAACGGATACCATAGTCAGGAATGTTGATAGAGTGCGAATCTTCCACAGCAAAATCAATATCTAACATCGTACGGCCACCGGCCCCATCAGTAATAGTCAGGCGTCCTGCACCTACATCGCTAGTGAGTACTTGAACTTGACGTATGCGCGCCGGGCCTACACCGAGACTAGCTGCGGTTGTGACCCGTTTGGTCTGAATATCTGAACTAGACATAGGTCTCTCCTCTAGTTAGTAAGGATTAACCTGCCGAGATAGATAGAGTAACACCGTCAAGCCAGATAGCACCAGCAACACCCGGATCAGAAGTAGGGATAACGATTACGTTAGCTGTGTCGGTAGCTGTTAGAGCACCAGTAGCAGTTACAGTAGTTGCAGTTACAGCGCCTGTTACGTCGCCTTGGAAGCCGTTAGTCGAGATGACCGGGCCTGTAAAAGTGGTGTTAGCCATTTGAGAATCCTCACATGCGAGTTAATTTGGGGTGCATCTGTCTGCATGTCGTCAGCCGGGACTGTCAGATACACCGGATGACCCCGGTATAGGTACTATATACCACTTCGGGGCTAAGTCCACAATACTTAAGTAAAAAAGACCCGGCAGTTGTGGCTACCGGGTCAAGTCTCTAGGGGAGATAAAGCAGTTTCACAGTATCACTTAAGCCGGGTCTCGTAAATATTCTTTATCCACCACATGAACATATCTTCGCCAAGGGTGTGTTTCATGATATTTACCCTAGCCGCGACTAGCTGTGCGTTTTCCCGTACATAAGGTCCGTTGGGGTTTATCCGGTCTATCGAGGCGTTAAAGTCTTTTTGTTTTTTATCGCCATAGGTGCCGTCTCTTTGGTGGGTCATTAAAACCCCGGACAACGCGCATTTGCCGTCCTGTATTTCCCACAAATCAATAAGGTCTTCCGAAGTTAGTTCATAATCAACGCCCTGTTTAATGCGTCCGGATTTTAGCTGTGTATTTAATACCCGTAGGTAGGATTCGGGGGTGGCAGAGGTCTTTCTTGCCCTTTGCAAAGTAACGCACTGTTGGCATACGCTCCGTATAAAGCCGTCTTTGAACTGCTCGAATTGAGACAGTTGCTTAGTTTTGTTACAAGAATTGCATATCCGAGAGCCTTGCGACTCGCGTTTTTTCTTTGCTTCTTTAGGCATATTACTTTCTCACACGCAAAAGAAAGGGGGCCGTAGCCCCCAATCTTAGCACCTTTTTGCTTCTTATGAAGCGCCGGGTGAACCGAAGATGCCCAGTGGGTCAGATACGCCGAAGCTGTATCGCTCACGAGCCTTGTATCGGCTGTTGCCTGTGTCAAAGTCTGCGTCCATGCTTGTTGTCATGGGTGAGCGGACAAAGTGCTTCAGGCCGTTAGGTACGTCAGTCATCAAGAACCACGCATTGGTATCAGTCAGGTAGTTATTTACTGTGTAACCACCGGGGATTGAACCGTTGTTGCGGATTGCGTTGATGTCGTTATCGGCTGTAGACACACGCAGCTCAGTATCCAACAGGCGCGTTGCAACGAATTGCAGGCTTGGTGGGATAACCAGCTTAGTAGGCTTAGCAGCGATAAGGAGACCACGCTCATCAGTCCAACCAGCGATCTGAATAACGGCAGCTTCGAGTGAAGTTTCGTTAAGGTCAGTACCGACAGTAGGACGGTTTGAGTTAGCGCCACCAGAAACGAGTGGGTGGTCAGTCGCACACAGAGTCTTGCCGTCGCCGTAGGTAGTACCAGCAGCGAATGCGTTGTTGAGGATGCTAGCACCCTTAACTTGCTTAGTGTACGCCATCGCACGTGCGAGAGCCTTCGTGTAACGTGAAGAGAGTGAATCGTAGAGGTTATCTTCGATTGCTTCTTCAGTCAGCGAGAAGCCCATTGCAACTGTCTCGTGTGTATAACGAGCAGTCCACGCTTCTTGTGCGTTGTCGTAGTCGATGGCGGAACCTTCACCCTTAACAGGTGCAGCGCCAAAGCCAGACAGCTTAGTTTCTTCCTCGAAAGACCGCTCCGAAGATTCAGTCTCGAAGATTTCAGCAGCCTCATCACCATACTTCTGGTATTCGAGACCAAAGAGGGCGTTTAGGCCCGGTAGTAGCTCCTTAAGGAGTTGCGCTCTTGAAATAGCCATTAGTTAAATACTCCTTAAATGCCGACGTTGTTGGTCATTTGATGACCGCCGGGGTTGAACTTAACCAGAATATCTGGATTTGACTCAGTCAGATCAGATACTGCGGCAACAACACGGAACGCAGCAGCAGTGGTCACAGTGGCACCAACTACCGCAGCAGTTGAGTTACCAGTAGCTGTATCACCAGAGTCAGTGTCCTGAGCCGCAGCAAAGTACACGTTCGCACCGATGTCAGACTGATCCATGGCAGCGTCCGCTTGTGCTTGGAAAAGCACGTTTGGATCGTCAACTACGTACGCCTTGATAGGACCACCGTTAGCTGTAGCAGCAGGGTAGTACTGAGCGAAGATAGTCTGGCCTTGAGCGTTAACATATTCACAGCCAACAAAGACGCCGATTGCGCCAACTCCGCTTCCGCCGAGGTTGTTAGTTGTGATGTCAGCGCCTGTGCCGCCAGCCATTGCTATGTAACCGTCCGCGCCGATTGCAACAACTGAACCGTAGAACAGGTTAGTTGCTTCACCAGCAGGGTCGATAAGGTACTGAGTAGTAGCGCCAGCATAGGGCGTACCGTCAGCACGTTTTACAGGCTTAAGCCCGTAAGGGGTTGCAGATGTAGCCATTGTAATAGCTCCTAAAAATTAGTTT